CCACGGCCGCCACCGCCTGGGCACCGGCAAGATCGACGGCAGCCCGCAGCTTGCCCAGTTCTGCCTGGGCATGCTCCAGACCTACCCACACACCCACGCCACGCACCTGCTGGAGGCCATGCGCGCGCGCTTCGGCGAGGGCGGCCTGCCGACACTGCGCGCGGTGCAGCGCTGGCTGGCCGGGTGGAAGAGCCGCAACGAGCAGCTGTTCACCGCCGTGAAGAACCCGGACGCCTGGCGCAACAAGTTCATGGCCGCAGGCGGCGACGCCCTGAACGTGACGCGCCTGAACGAGCGCTGGGAAATGGACTCCACCCCCGGCGACCTGCTGCTTTCCGACGGCAAGCGCCACACCATCGTGGGCTGTATCGACGTGTTCAGCAGGCGTTTAACGCTGCATGTCTCGCGCTCCAGCTCATCCGCTGCCGTTGCCGCCACCCTGCGCAAGGCGCTCTTGGCCTGGGGCGTGCCGGACGATGAAGTGAAGACCGACAACGGCACGGACTACGTGAGCCGCCACATAGACCAGCTTTGCCTCGGCCTGGAGATTCGGCACACGCTGTGCGCGCCGTTTCAGCCCCAGCAAAAGCCCTTCATCGAGCGCGCGCTGGGCACCTTTTCCCACGCCCTGCTGGAGTACCTGCCCGGCTACGTCGGCCATAGCGTGGCCGAGCGCAAGGACATAGAGGCCCGGCGCAGCTTCGCCCAGCGCCTTATGCGCCAGGGCGCGGACCCGCTGGAGCTGCGCATGACGCCGGAGGAATTGCAGGAGTTTTGCGACCGCTGGACCGAGGATGTGTACGGCCGCAAGCCGCACCCCGGCCTGGCCGGAAAAAGCCCCTGGCAGGTTGCGGCGGAGTGGCCGCACCCGGTGCGCCGCATCACCGACGAGCGCGCCCTGGACGTGCTGCTCTTGCCCGCGCCCGGAGGCGAAGGCCTGCGCCGCGTGACCAAGAAGGGCATTCGCCTGGAAGGCGCGCACTACGACCACCCGCAGCTCGGCGGCATGGAAGGCCGCGACGTGCTGGTGCGGCTGGACGAAGCGGACGTGGGGGCCATCTACGTGTTCGACCTGGACGGCCCCTTTGTGTGCCGGGCGCTCTGCCCGGAGATCGCGGGCGTATCCCGCCGCGACGTGGCCCTGGGGCGCAAGCGCCGCCAGCAGGCGGTCATGGCCGAGGGCAAGAAGATGCTGCGCGACGCCGCCCGCAAGTCCAACACCAAGGACATTGCCCACGAGATTTTGGACAGCCGCCGGGCCGAGGCCGCCAGGGTGCAGGCCCTGCCGCGCGCTGGCCAGGCCTACGCGACCCCGGCCCTGCTGGAGGCCGGACTGGCCGCGCGCGCCAGCGACGCGCCAGCCCCCTTGCCGCGTGAGCAGGAGGAACGTCTGGACGCCCAGGTCGCCGCGCTGGCGGCGGAGATGGAGCGGGCCACCCCGGCACCGGAACTTGAGGAAGTGCGCTTCGAGCGGGCTATCCACATGCTGGAGATGCAGGAGCGTGGCGAAAAGCTGGCCCCGGAGGATGAACGCTGGCTCAAGAGCTACGTGAACACCCCGGAATATCGCGGATTCCGCATGCTGTACGACGACTTTGGAGGGGAGTGGCTGCCGCTCTCCCCAAGGGCTGCCGCATTCAGAGCTTAGAGACGGCGCGGCCCCGCAGACGTTGGAGCGCCAGCGGGGCCTTGGAGAGATTCTTAACCAGACGGAGGAAATCATGACCAAAGACGGCGGACAAGTCAACGCGGGCGCAAGCGCCCCGGCACCGGGCACCATAGCGCCCCTGCGCAACGTGGCCCTGTTTTCGGCCCTGGTGGACCGCGTGATGCACCGGCCCCTGGGCCTGCCGGGCATGGCCACCTTCCACGGGGCCAGCGGCCTGGGCAAAAGCTGCTGCGCCATCTACGCGGCGAACAAGCACCGCGCCTATTACGTCCAGGTGCGCAGCGTGTGGACGCGCAAGCACATGCTGACCAGCATTCTGGCCGAAATGGGCATTCGCCCGGCGGGCACAATCCCGGAAATGATGGACCAGGTGGGGCAGCAGCTCTCACTCTCCGCCCGGCCGCTCATCATCGACGAAGCCGACTACCTGCTGGCCAAGGGCATGATCGAGATCGTGCGCGACATCTACGAATCCAGCCAGGCCGCCATCATCCTCATCGGCGAGGAAGGCCTGCCGCAGTCCCTGGCCAAGTTCGAGCGGGTGCACGGCCGCATGCTCGACTGGCAGGCCGCCCAGCCCGCCAGCGAGAACGACGCGCGCGTGCTGGCCCGGCTCTACTGCCCCACGGCAACCCTGGGCGACGACCTGCTGGCGCGGCTGCTGGAAGCCAGCGCGGGCAGCGTGCGGCGCATTTGCGTGAACCTGGACCGCGTGCGCGAGTTCGCGGCCGCCCGCAATCTGCTTTCGGTGGCCCTGGCGGACTATCAGGGCGAAATCTTCACCGGCAGCCCGGCGGGAGCGCGGAGGGCAGCATGAGCCGCAAGACCGTTGTGGAGCTGGCCGCCACGGGCAAGTCTTACGGGCGGCAAGCCATGTGGGAGGCCATGCGCCGCTTGAAGCAGTTCACCTTGGCCGACCTGGGTGTGGAGTGGGATCGGGACTCGCTGCGGGAATACGTGTGGCGCCTGGAGGCGGGCGGATTCCTGAAGCAGGAAGGCGAAAAGGCCCCCTTCAAGCCCAACGTGTACCTGCTGGTGCGCGACGTGGGCCTGGAAGCTCCACGGCTGCAAAAGGACGGCAGCGTGTCGCTCATGGGCCAGGGGCGCGAGCACATGTGGCGGGCCATGAAGATGCTGCCCAGCTTCAACGTGGTGGACCTGGCCATAAGCGCCAGCACCGAGGACGTGCAGGTGGCCGAGAACGAGGCGCGCGACTACGTGAAGCACCTGGAGCGCGCCAAGTACCTGGTCATTGTGAAGCCCGCCACGCCCACCTCGAAGGCCGTGTACCGCTTGGCGCGCAACACCGGCCCCAAGCCGCCCATGGTGACGCGGGCCAAGATCGTGTTCGACCCCAACCTGGGCAAGATCGCCTGGGTTGAGCAGGTGGAAGCATGAGCGCCGCCAAGACAAAGGCCGTGGACGTGGCCCGCGCCGCCTGGGCGGAGCTGGGCGGCTGCCCGGACTGGATCACCGCCCTGGCCGAGGAATGCGACCGCACCAGCCAGCGCGCGGTTGCCCTGCGCATAGGCTACAGCGCGGGCGCGGTGAACCAGGTGCTGGCCGCCAAGTACAAGGCCCCCACCATCAACATCGAGCAGGCCGTGCGCGGGGCGTACCTCTCCGCCGTGGTCGCCTGCCCCGTGCTGGGCGACATGGCGGCAGATAGCTGCCTGGAACACCAGAAGCAGCCCTGGTCCAGCAGCCCCATGCGCCTGCGCCTGTACAAGGCCTGCCGCGCCGGGTGCCCGCATAGCCGCTTCAGCCCCATCGCCAACCCCAACGCCAAGGAGAACGCCGCATGATCGCCGCAAAGATCGACTCCGTGACGCGGACCCTGCGCAGCCTGGGCGGCCAGGTGCACCCGGAAGTGTACGAGCTGCTGCGCGTTGCCTGCGCGGAGCTGAAGGACGCCTCGGACAGCGCCCGCCGCCTGGAAGGCGCGGTGCTTGTCATCACCATCCCCGTAAACGCCTTAACCCGCCAGTAAGGAGAACCCCATGGCCACCAGAACCAAGCCCACCCCCCTCATCATCACCACCCTTCCGCAGGCCGATGAAGCCTTGCGCCAGTTGGCCGAAATTGACCGCGAGCAAAGGCAGATCGAATCCGGCGCGCAGGCGCAAATCGACGCCATCAAGGCCACGGCCAAGGCGCAAATGGAGCCCTTCACCGCCGCGCGCAAGCGCCTGGAGGACGCGCTGGCCGTGTTCGGCACGCAGCAGAAAGCCGAGCTGTTCCCCGAGCGCAAGCGCAGCCAGGAGTTGACCTTCGGCGTCATCGGCTTCCGGCGCGCCACGGCCTTGCGGCTTATGACCAAGCGCACCTGGGGCAGCGTGTTGGAGCGCCTGGAGGCCCTGGGCTTCACCACGGCCATTCGCACCAAGCGCGAGGTCGACAAGCCCGCCATGACCGACTGGAGCGACGAACAGTTGGAGACCGTGGGCGTGCGGCGCGAGACCGCCGACGAATTCTACATTGAGCTGAAGCAGGAAGAGCTGGCGGACAAGGCCGCGTAAACCGCAAACCGCAAGGAGCAAGGACCATGACCAAGAAGGAACTGATCAACCTGGTGAACCAGAAAATCGACAGCAAGCACGGCTCGAACATCAAGCGTGTGGAGGACACCTTGGAAGCTCTGGGCGTGGTCGCCCTGGAGGCCCTGAAGAATGGCGGCGAAGTGCCCTTTCCGGGGCTTGGCAAGCTGGTGGTGGTGGCGACCAAGGCACGCGAGGGCCGGAACCCCAAAACGGGGCAGGAGATCGAAATCCCGGCCGGGCGCAAGGCGAAGTTCCGGCCCGGCAAGGAACTGACCGAGGGCCTGAAGGGCTAGGAGGCAGAATGGCCGAGGTCACGATCACCATCAAAGACACCCCAAAAGGGGGGACCCGCGTCACGGCGGAATTCAACCCTCCGAAAAAGCAGGGAGACAGCTTGACCAACGCCCAGTGGTCCGCCGTGTACATGATTAAAGCGCTTGATGAGAGGCTGAAGCGCGAACGCGTTGATACAGACATAGAGGTAGAACTCGAAAACTAGCGCGAAACCGCCCACACGGGCGGTCGCCGGGGCGTGGTTGCCCCGGCCTGATGAGCAGCCAGGAGGCGAATATGTACGGAGTTGAATACATAGCCGAGGAGCGTTCCCGGCAGATTCAGGAAAAGGGCTACACGGGCGAACATGACAGGCAGCACAATGACGGCGAACTTGCCGCCGCAGCGGTGGGATACGCCATGTTGGGAGCTGGCTTATTGCCACACGGACAGCCTCTGCCTCCCTTTTGGCCTTGGAAAGGAGAGGCCTGGAGGCCCGAAGGTTCTGATCTCGAAAACCTCATTAAAGCCGGTGCGCTCATCGCAGCGGAAATAGACCGCATCGTGGAAGACAGCCTCCTCCGTGCGCGTTGATTGCGAAACCGCCCACACGGGCGGTCGCCGGGGCGTGGTTGCCCCGGCCTGATGAGCAGCCAAAAGGAGAATGAACCATGAGCACTGCCCGTGAACGCAAAGCCGCCAGCCGGAATCTTGAGCGGATATCCGACAAGTTGGAAACCTGCAAAACCAAGACGGCGCGCCTCGCGCTTATGCGCGAATACCGCGCCAACGCCTTGGTGCTGGGAATCGACATCTTCGCCGAGCGACGCGCGCATGCCGCGCAACACCGCAAAGAGTGCCGTGAAGAGGCTCTGGCGCTTCCGCGTGAGACGCGCCAGGCCGTTCTCGACATGGTGCGGGCGGGTGGCGTCACGTTCAAGCAAGTCATGGACTCGTTTGATATTTCCAGCAAAGCCCTGCACGGAATCATCAAAATGAACATAGTGACCCACCGTTACACGACATTTAGTGAGGTGAGCAAGTGAGTACCTCTCGTTTCATCCCCGCTCGCGGCCGTGCAGGCGGTGTTTGCCTCCGCGATACAATGCGCGGCAACCGCATCGTCTGCTTCTTTGACCGCGACTGGCAGACCTTCGGCTACCGGACGGAGCGCGCGGACGCGGCGGCCATGCTTATGGCCGAGACCTGCGCCGAAGCGCTGAACGCGAAGCATGAGGCCGTGATGCAGGCCAAGCAAGCGGAGGCAGCCCAATGAGCGCCCAACCTCGCTTCATCGTTGCCCGCGCGTCTCTCGGCTCGCCCATCGTGCGCGACACCCAGGGCAACAAGCCCGTGGCCGTGTTCCCACGCGACCCGGAAGTGGACAAAGGCGTGGCGGACGCGGCGGCCATGAACAAGGCCAAGATTTGCGCCCAGGCGCTAAGTCGCGTCCACGAGGCACTCCAGTGGGCCAAGCAGTACAGGGAGGGGAGCAAATAGTTTTGCTCCGAAACCATGGCAGAACAACGCGAAAAATCAGGGTCCGTTTTGCTCCGAATTGGAAGCAAAGACCGCAAGGGCCGCATCCTCGAAGTCTTTTCCGCCGAGCAATGGCCGGAGCAGCGCGAGGCCGACACCGGGCTGTACCGTGTGCGCGTCAACAAGCGCTGGGTGAGCATCGGCGGCCAGAAGTACACATTTTTCACGCCCGAGCAGTTGGGCCAGCTCCTCGCCAAGGAACTGACCGCGCCAGGCTGGCTGGAGGCGCTCCAGCGCCCCGCCCCGGACTTCCGCAAGGGCCAGTGGGTTAGCTGGCGTAAGCCCAGCGGACTTTCGCACACGACCAAACTGACCAGCGACCCGATCCTGTGGGCAGACGGCCAGTGGCGCGTGCTCATCAGCGACTACAAGCACGGCGTGATCCTCGTCTGCTGTGACGAACTGGCCCGGCTGAACCGCTTTGGAAAGGAGATTCCCGCATGATCTGGCGCGCCCTTGTCGCATTCAGCGTGTTGACCGTGTCCGCCTACGTATACGGCCACTATGGCCGCGAGGCCGCCTGGGCGGCGTCTTCCGCCCTCACGGCGCTGGTGCTGCCCCTTGCTAAAATCGAAGAGCGGCTGGCGGAGATTGTAAAGGAGATCAAGTCATGACCTTCGACACCCGCAAGTCCCTGCTGGCCAAGGTGCATATCGCCAAGGCGCAGCTTAAGCTCGATGACGACGCTTACCGCGCAGTGCTGGCGCGCTTTGGCGTGGCCAGCGCCGCCGATCTGGACGTGCCGGGCCTGGAGAAGCTGCTGCACCACTTCGCCAAGCTGGGCTGGCAGGCCAAGGTGGCGCGCACCCGCAAGCGCGACAAGCACGCCGCGCCCGCGAACCTTGCCAGGGGCGGCCGCAAGGGCGCGGCCAAGCCCTATGACCGCTCGGCGCTCATGACCAAGATCGAGGCCCTGCTGGCCGACAAGGGCCGTGAACAGGGCAAGCACGTGCCGTGGGACTATGCGGCCGCGATTCTGCTGCGCATGTACAAAGTGGAGCGGATGGAGTGGGCCACGGCCGAGCAGTTGCGCGGCGTCATGGTGGCACTCATGAAGGGCGGCAAGCGCAAGAAGCGCCTGGCGCCGCCTGTGGCCGAGGTGGAGCATGCCGCACCCTAGCGCCCCCGCGCACTCAATTTCCCCGGCCGTGCTGGCGCAGTTGCCCGGCGTGCTGGCCCAGGTGGCCCTGGCGGCAGGGCTTAAGGCCGCGGTGCAGCTTGCCCAGGCGCGCGGCGGCGGCAGGGCCTACATTCCCGCGCCGCAGGCCCTGCATGGCGAGCACTGGCTTGCGCAGGCCGTTGGGCTGGAGGCGGCGCACGCCATTGCCCAGGCCCTGGGCGGCGGCGAGGTGGAAGTGCCGCTCGGCCCCTTTGCTGGCAACCGCGCCCAGGTTTGGGCGGCCATTGAACGCGGCCTAAACGCGGGCTTGTCCGTGGAGCAGGCCGCGCGGCAGGTGGGGGTGACGGCGAGGACAGTGCGGCGGCATAAGAGCGGGGAGACGGGCGGGCAGGAAGAGGGGTGGTGCAAGTTGCCGGGGGTTTAAGCTTTCTTCAGCGTGGAGATGCTTAGGCTCTTGCCTTGTGGCGGATGCTGCAATAATGATTTGCAGATAATCCCATCACGCCCCACAAGGAGTCGCTATGCCCAGGCTGAAAAATCTCATCGTCGCTGCGGTAAACATCACGACAGAGCTGCCTCATACCCCTGAGCGTTACTTGAAGTTGTTCCGAAAAATGCGTGAAATGGTCCCCGCCCCTGTAGGGGAAATAGGCAGAAACGAGCGGATGATGATCAACTTCTTTGCCGAAGACGCGCTTTCATTGACCGGATCGTTTGCACGTTTCACGCACATTGCAAAGGATGCAGCTTGGTGGGACACAAAAAGCAGGGCCGCGATCCTCGATGAAAAGGGCCGGCCTGTTCCACAGGTTCCTGATGGGATTGGTCCGAATCTGCGGGCAATCAACTTTTACTTCTTAATCAATGAGCACATTCTTGTTTTTGACACACGGGAGATTGGGCCAAAGCAGTTTGCCCGTGGCTTATCCCAGATGTTTAACAGCAAAGAAATTATAGAAGCGTTCGGAGTGATTAACGTAACCGTTGAGCCAAGAGTCGATGCACTGAGCCAGTTGCTTGCACTGCCCAACAAGCGGTCTGTTCGAATTGTGATATCTTTGCCAAATGGCCCTGACGTCCCGGATACTATGGAAGGGAAGGTCAAGCGTCGATATGAGGCGATGAGACTTGCCAAGACAGAGCAAAAATATATTGGGCACTCTGGAGAAGACTTTGTTCCGGACGAAGAATTGGTGGCTTCAATCAATCTTGCCGGTTCGAATGGCTATGCTGAAGTTGAGTATGTGGGGGGAAGTGGGGTTATCGAAAGCCAATCAACTAAAGATTACCCCCTGAAAGAAAAGTACAAGTGTTATGAGAATGAGTACTGGTCCACGATAAAGTGGCTGACAGGGAAAATTGTTGAAATAGTAAGAGGTAGAAATGACCAAGGCCAAAGACCACCACAGTGAGGCGCAAGTCTCAGCTCTTGGCTCCAGCCTTACGCATTTGTGGCGGGCCTACGGGGGGTGGGCAGGCTTTCTCGGATCTCCGTTCTTGTGGATGGCCTTTGTCATAACAATTGCGATTACATGTTTAAAGCCGGACTGTTGGAGATGGTATACCGTTTGCCTTTCGGTCATGCCCAACCTCCTGGGATTTTCGCTCGGAGGGTATGCTATCATGCTCGCATTTGGGGATGGCCGCTTCCTCAACGTCCTGCGAGGACCTGAGCCAGATGGAAGCAGTTCTCCATTTATCCAGGCTAGTGCAAGCCTAGGGTGGTTTGTCTTGTGCCAAGTCGGGGCGCTTGTTGCCGCAATTATTGCGGACGCAACGCCCGTGGAGGCACAGGAATATGGACCGTTGCATTGTTGGCAGCAGGCGGTAATGTTCCTCGGCTGTTGGCTTTTCATATACGCCTTATTTCTCGCGGCGGCCGCGACCATGACCGTATTCTTCTTGTCGCGCATGTATGATGACTTGCCCGATGAACCACCCTCTTGACTCCCCCCGCCCCCGCGTGCCATTCCCCGCATACTGCCTAATCCCCCTTCGCCCCTGACATTTGTCCGCGTTAGAGCGCGGCCCCTGCCGAAGTAATCTCGCCTCTACGGATGCGGCGTCTTGCCGCGCACACCTCCTCCGCCCCTTCCGGCCTTGCGCCGGGCCGGGAGGGAAACCGGAGGGAAACCGTGGAGGAACGCATGGACATCACCGCATTTTTCGCCTGGTTGCACGCCAAGTTCCCGCGCATGGGCTGGTCCGCCCTGGCCGCCATCATCCTGGGGTTGCTGGTGGCCCTGTTCGCCCCGCAGCAGCTCATGGTGCTGGTGTACAAGCTGGCAAGCATCATCGCCGGGGCCGTGGCCTTCTACTACGTGTTCCGCGAGCTGTTCCCGTACAACCGCCCCTCCGACCTGTTGGAAGCGCCGAATGCCGAAGGCTTCCGGGCCATCCGGGCCGGGTGCCAGGTGCGCTACTGGATCGCCGTCACCCTTCAGGGGCTGGCGGCCATTGCGGGCGCGCTGGCCGTGGCGCTTGCGCTGTAGGGGGCGGATCATGCGCGCATGGCTTGCAGCCCTTATCCGCCGCATACCGGATTCGTCGTTGCTGTTCGTTGGCAAGGTCATTGGTGCCGCCGCCCAACTGCTCGTCTACGGCTTTTGGGCAGGGGTGGGCTTCTGGCTCGCCTTTGTGCTGGTGCTCTCTTGGGCCGCCCGCGCCAACGCGGACACAATCCCCGCCCGCGCCCAGCAATACCGCTCGGTGCTCATCCGTGCGGCGCGCGTCGAGGCCGGGCTCAATGCCCCGGTGGCCGTGTTCGCCGCACAACTCGAACAGGAATCCGGCTGGAACCCGCAGGCGCGCTCCGTTGTGGGGGCAAGCGGCCTAGGGCAGTTCATGCCCGCGACCGCGCGCGACATGGGCCACTACCGCCCGGACCTCGGCCCGGCGATCCCTACCAACCCCGGCTGGGCCATCCGCGCCCTGTGCGCCTATGACCTCGCCAACCTGCGGCGCGTGCGCGCGGCCACCGTGGTCGACGCTTGGGCCATGGCCCTTGCCGCCTACAACGGCGGGCTGGGCTGGGTGTACCGCGACCAGGCCCTTGCCGCGCGCCAGGGACTTAACCCGCGCGCGTGGTGGGGCAGTGTGGAGCTGGTCAACGCCGGGCGCAGCCTGGCCGCTAAACGCGAGAACACCGGCTATCCGCGCGCCATCCTGCTCAAGCGGCAACCCAAGTACCTGGCCTGGGGGCCGGGCATAAGCTGCGAGGGGGTGCGCTGATGTGGAGCTTCATCAAAGGCCTTGGCGGCAGCCTGTTCGGCGGCATCAGCTGGGGGCTGGTGCTGGTGGTTGTGCTGGCCTGCCTGGCCTGCTGCTACGGCGGGTATCGCCACGGGCACAACACGGCCACCGCCGAGGGCGACGCCAGGTATTCCAAGCTGGAGGCCGCCCAGGCGTGCGCCAACCGTCTGGCCAGCGATACCGCCCGGCGCATGGTGGACGCCGAGATCATCCGCCGGGACAGCCTGGTCACGGAGCTGGCCACGGCCCGCGCCACCATCGCGGCCCAGGGCCGCGCAATTACAAACGGGAGGATTTCCGATGCGTCGCGCGCTGTTGTTGTTGCTGACGGTCATTGCACTTTTGGCGCTGCATGGATGCGCGTCTGGAATGAGGCCCTCGGCCTCCGCGACGGTGATAGCGACGGTTCCGCCGCCGCCCCCGGCGCTGGTGGAGAAGCCGGAACCGTTCAAGGCGCTGACGCCGGGATACTTCAGGGCGCAGTAACGCTCGCCAGCCCGGAGGACATCCTGGCCAACCACCGGGACAACATGACCCAGTGCCGAGACACCGCCGCGCGCTACCTGAAGCTCATCAAGTGGGCCGAGGGCCTGCCCAAAACCACAACCGCCACGGAGGCCATGCCGTGACACTCATCGAATTCGCCTCATCCTCCAGCGCCTGGACCTTCGGGCTCACCTGCCTTGTGGGCCTGGTGCAGGGCCTGGTGCTTTGGGCGTTGTGGAGCCTGCGCAAAACGTTTGTCACCACCAAACAGTGCGGGGAGTGCCGCACGGCCTGCCGCGCTGTTGTCGACGGACGCCTGGACAAGCAAGACGCCAGCGCCGGGGAATTGCACGACAAGGTTTCCAACGCCGCGCCCAAGGAAGAGGCCGTGGAGCTGGCCAAGCAGGTGGAGGTGGTGCGCGGCACCATCAACACCCTGCGGGCCACGGTGGAGGGCCTAAGCGAATTGCTGGTGCGCGCGGAACGCCAGCTGAACCTGCTGATGGAGCACCACCTCGGAGGGAAGCAGTGAACAGCTTTGAACGCCTGTTGAACGAGGACCGCCGCCTGGTCATTTTGCGCCTGCTGACCCAGGACCCCGGCTACCGCCTGAACGTGTATGTGCTGCGCCCGGCGCTGGACGCCATGGGCCATACCGTGAGCCACGACAAGGTGGAAACCGACCTGGCCTGGCTGCAAGAACAGGGGCTGGTGCGCGTGGAGCAGGCCTCGGGCATCACCGTGGGCACCCTTACCCCGCGCGGGGCCGACGTGGCCCTGGGCCGCACCACCGTGCCCGGCGTGAAGCGCCCCGAGCCCTGCGACACGGCGGGAGCGTAGGCCATGCCGCGCAAGTCCACCGTGCGCCGCCTGCCGCCGGAGCTGCGCGAGCAGATAGGCGCGCTCATCGACCAGGGCCGCACCCTGGACGAAATCACCGCGCACCTGAACCAGCTGGGTGCGGAGGTCTCCCGCTCGGCCCTGGGCCGGTACAAGCAACACCTGGACAAGGTGGGCGACAAGCTGCGCCGCAGCCGCGAGGTGGCCGAGGCGCTCATCGCCAAACTTGGCACCGCGCCGGAAAGCAAGGCCCTGCGGCTCAACGTGGAGTTGATGCACGGCGTGCTGATGGATCTGGCGCTCAATGCCAACGACGAAGGCGAGGGCGACAGGAAGGGCGAACCGGCCGAGGGCAAGCCCGTGGCCCTGGAGCCCATGGGGGCCATGCTGCTTTCCAAGGCGCTCGACCACCTTTCCCGCGCCAGCAAGGCCGATGCCGAGCTGGTGGGCAAGATAAGGGAGCAGGCCGAGGCGGCGGCGCGCAAGGCAGCGGCGGAAACCGCCGTCACTGCCGCGCGCAAGGGCGGGCTCTCCGCCGAGTCGGCGGACGCCATACGCCGCGAGATTTTGGGGATCAAATGACCGCGCCCGCCGTTCTTCTTTCCTATCAGCAGGATTGGGTGGCCGACCAGTCCCCCGTCAAGGTGGGCGAAAAGAGCCGCCGCGTGGGTTTCTCCTGGGCCGAGGCCGGAGACTGCGCGCTTATCGCCGGGTCGACCTCCGGCGCGGGCGGCATGGACTGCTGGTACGTGGGCTACAACCAGGACATGGCCAAGGAGTTCATCCGCGACGTGGCGGACTGGGCGCGCCAGTACAACCTGGTGGCGGGCGAGGTGCAGGAGGAATACCTGAAGGACGAGGACAAGGACATTCTGACCTTTGTGGTGCGCTTCGCCTCGGGCTACCGCGTCACGGCCTTGTCCAGCCGCCCCAGCAACCTGCGCGGCAAACAGGGCGTGGTCATCATCGACGAAGCCGCCTTCCACGACGCCCTGGACGAGCTGCTGAAGGCCGCCTTCGCCCTGCTCATATGGGGCGGCAAGGTGCGCATCATCAGCACGCACAACGGCACGGACAACCCCTTCAACGAGCTGGTGCTCGACATCCGCGCCGGGAAAAAGCCCTACAGCCTGCACCGGGTGGAGTTCCGCGCGGCCGTGGACCAGGGCCTGTACAAGCGCATCTGCCTGGTGAGCGGCCGGGCCTGGAGTCCGCAGGCCGAGGCAACCTGGGTACGGGAACTGTACGAGTTTTACGGCGAATCCGCCTCGGAGGAACTGGACGTTATCCCGCGCGCGGGCGGCGGGGCCTGGCTCACGCGGGCGCTCATCGAATCGGCCATGGTGGAGGGCGTGCCGGTGTTCCGCCTGCACAAGCCGGACGAGTTCACGCTCTTGCCGGCGCACATCCGCGAGGCCGAGATCCGCGACTGGTGCGAGGAGCACCTTGCCCCGGCCCTGGCCGCCCTGGACCCCGCGCAGGACCACTTCCTGGGCGAGGACTTCGCCCGCTCCGGCGACCTCACGGACCTGGTGCCCCTGGCCCAGGCGCAAAACCTTTCCCTGCGCACGCCCTTTGTGGCGGAGCTGCGCAACATCCCCTTTGAGCAACAGCGCCAGGTGCTGTTCTACCTGGGCGACCGGCTGCCGCGCTTCCGCGCCGCCGCGCTGGATGCGCGCGGAAACGGCCAGTACCTGGCCGAGGTGGCCGTGCAGCGTTACGGCCCAAGTCGCATAGCCCAGGTGATGCTTTCCGTGGAGTGGTACCGGGAGAACATGCCCCCGCTCAAGGCCGCCCTGGAGGACAAGACCCTCTGCGGCCTGCCCAAGGATGCGGACCTGCTGGCCGACCTGCGCGCCGTGCGCATGGAAAAGGGCGTGGCCAAGGTGCCGGACAACGCCCGCGTGCGCGGGGCCGACGGCCGCGACCGCCACGGCGACTTTGCCGTGGCCCTGGCCATGGCGCACTTCGCCGCGCGCACCATGGAGCCCGTGGTCATCGAATACCAGTCCCTGAACCAGCCGCGTTTCACCAC